CGATGACGAATTGTCGGACGAGGCCCAAGCCTACCGCGCCGGACAGGCCGCATCCGCCGAACGGATCAAGGCGTTGGAGGAGGCTCTAAAAGACAGCGTAACCGCAATGCAGCTAACGCTTGATGCTGTCGAGCGGCACAACACCGAAAGCACCACATTCCTTAGCGGCTTTCCGCTTCATTTAATGAGCCGACGCATTGCCGAAGCCCACGCTCTACTCAAGGAGACTGACCAGTGAGCAAGGACTGGCTGTTCTACCACATCCTCGACGTCCTCCGCTCCGAGGCCTACCGCCGACCTGAGCGCGACATCTACTGCTCCCAGGCCCTCGCGGCTCGCCTTGGCATTGCAGCTACCGTCCTCGCCGTTGTCCTTTGCGAAGTAATGGGCTAATGGCTCGCCCCGTATCTTGGACGCCCCAGGAGGACGCCACCCTTTTCGCCTTGCGGCAAGATGGCTATACTGCCCGCCAGATCGCGCAACAAATGGGCAAGACCCGGAGCGCGGTGCTAGGTCGAATCTACAGGCTACAGGCGAAAAAAGATGTTCGAGTGGGGCTATCTAAAACCCAGGGACAAGCGTCCGAACCAGCACAGGCTGACGCCGGAACAAATGGCGGAAGGCCGGGCTAAGGGTAGAAAGTCCAGCAAGGGCAAGCTACGCGGCGACAGGGTGCATTATCAAGCCCTAGTGGCTTTGCGAAAGGACTACTCGACAGCTAACACCAAGGCCGCGCAACAGTGGGTTAGGGACAACCCCGAGGAATTTAGCCGCCTATGCAGGGAAAGCGCCTACAAAGCGTGGGAAGAAGGCGGGCCAATGCGTAAGGCTGTCAGCCGGAACAAAATAAAGCGAGCAATGGCGTTGCGGGGAGACTCGAAAGCGTATAAAAGACCACCGCGAGTTGAGAGATAGACATTTTCCTCGCCGCCCCGTCGCCTGTCCTCTCCTCCAGGCGGCGGGGCCTTTTTTATGCCTTCTTCCAAGCATCCGCACCGGCGCGGCGAACATAGCCAGCATTCACCAGCTTCATAAGCGAGCGCCTGACGCCTTGGCGGGCGGTATCGGGACTGCACTGCGCTTCGTCCTTGATCGCCTTTCGCATGTCGTCCTCCGACACGATCTTGCCGCTTTCCAGTAGGTTCATTAACACAATGTCATACTTGCTAGTCTTGCCGCCCGCCGCCCGTAGCGCATCGTTATAGGTCGATACCAGGGACGACGCGGGCTTGCCCTTCTTGTTCGCGCCAAGCGGCATGTGTTCCATCGTGAAATAAATGTCTTCCAGCTTGTCCCCGTCCTTTTGCTTGGCAACCGTGACGCGAGCCGTGGGGGCTTCGGGATCGGGCTTAAAGACGCCTAGCAAAAAGTCCAGATTTGCCATCATGGCCGACGAACCGCGCGGCCTGTCTGACGCATTGTGGCCGGTATGGTGGATGATGATAGCGGAACATCCAAACTGAGCCCGAACGTCCGTATTGATGGCGCGGATATAGGACGCGATGTCATTCGATGAATTTTCATCGCCCGCGAACGTCTGCGATAGCGTGTCGATCACCACCAGGGCGGGCTTCACCTTCATTCGGTGCATAGCCGCAACCAGCGCCTCTAACTGCTCTTTCACAGTCAGGATCAAAGGCGTCGTCACTAGCCAAATGTCATCCGAGATCGGCAAGCCGTGGTGCTTGTGCCACGCTTGAATGCGTCGATAGATACCCGCGCCACCCTCGGAAGCCAGATACAGGACCGGGGCCTTGCGCGTTTCCTTGCCGATAAAGTCCATCCCGTTTGCCATATGGCAGCAAAGGTCAATGGCGATGAACGACTTGAACGTGCCAGACGCACCGAAAATCATGCCCACGGCTTGCTCTGGGATCAGGTCATCCACGATCCAGTCAATATCCTCAAAATCCCGGCCAACATCGTTAGCCGTGCGGATCAATTCGCCGGGCTCAAAAGCGGGCTCTGGGGCGAATTTTTGAGCGCCATGCACCAGTCTGGGGATTTCTTGAACACGGGCCTCCCAGCGCCGCAATTCCGGCCCTTCAGCGGGCTTCCCAGCCTGCATGAGCCCTGTGACCATCTCGACGGTTGTATCGGGCCTCACGCCCTCGCTAGTGAGCCTAGCGGTCAACTTTAAAAGCGGATCGTGGTAGCTGCGTTCATCCAGATTTGGCGTAACCAAGGCTTCGACAAGCTGTGCGGCATTGGACCGGGGCTTGAGTTCGCGCCGTAGCGGAACCACGGTGTCCGAACGCAAAAGGTCAAGGTTGATACCGAACACCATGCAGGCGTCTTCCAGGCTATAGACCCGTTGTGCGTCAAATTGTCGCAGTTGCGCCGCAAAGGCACCGCTAGGCCGCTTCTTAGTGTTCGCGCCTTGGGGCAGCCTGACATACCGGATCAGGTTGTTGCCGGACGCATCGGCCTTAACGAGCCCATCCAGGGCCATTGCCTGCATGATACGGTCGATAAGAGCCGGGTCGCGGGCATCGGGATCATCCGCATCGATCAGGCATCCAATCTGGAACTTGCCGGGTGAAGTCTCGATCACATAGCTAGGGTGCGCCCCCAAGCCGTTCATGTCGGCATCGTCGGCTACGAGAACACATAGCCTGTCAAAGTGGGCTTTACGCCGCGCTATCTCTTTGCCCTTCATGGCAGAGACGCAGAAGAAATTGTTATCTTCCGACCGGCTGTTGATTAGCCGCTGTTGGGCCTCCGTCGCCCGCCATGCCTTGCCGCCCCACATGGTGACATCAGCGGCATTAGGATCGGCGCGAAAGCTAGTCGTCCAGCCGTAGCCGTCGCCCAGGTCGCCATAGACGTGTTGCAGGAACTCGCTGTTGTCCACGAGTTAACCCTTGAACAGCGTTTCAAGGCTAATCTTTATTTTGTGTTGCTCTGCATAGTCTAGGATGGGCTTCCAATACTTAAGCGGAACCTTACCGCCCGAGCCCTTTTTACTTGTAGGCTGCAACCACCGCGATACGGTAGATGGATAGGTGTTCAGGATGGTCGCGGCCTTGGTGACGCCGCCGAGCATCGTCACAACGTCATAGGCGGGCTGTTCACGCCCTCTGATCGAATTCATGGGGGAAATCTCCTTGTCACACACACTAGGCCGGGAAGCGCATTTTCTGCAATAGCGATTTGTGCAAAAAAACCTCTTGCCAGCCGCAAGCCTGTCAGCGTAGGGTTCGGTCATTGGAAGGAGAAACCAATGTCAAACCGAGAAACAGCCCTGGAGGCCCTTGCTTCCGCATGGGTGAAAGCCAAGACCGCCGAAATCGAAGCCAACGCTTTGCGCGTCTCAATCGAAACTGAAATCATCGCCATAACCGGAGCCAAAGACGAAGGCCGCGAAACTCACACCCTGCCCACGCACAAAATCACCGTCATCGGAAAGCTGACATACAAAGCCGAATTCGAGCCGCTGCACGAACTTACCGAACAATGGTCCGAACAGTTCCAGGTCATCAAATACGAGCCCAAATTGAACGAGCCGCAAATCCGTAAAATCCGCGAAATGCGCCCCGATCTTTACCGCCAGATGTCCCAATTCATCACCGTCAAGCCAGCCAAAACCGGAATCACCGTCGAAAGCCTGAACGCATGAGCAAGCACATGATCTATCTCGCCGCCGTCGCATGGGCGAACGGCGGAACCCTGAGCGGGGCCGACCTGCGCGGGGCCAACCTGCGCGCGGCCGGCCTGAACGGGGCCGACCTGCGCGGGGCCGACCTGCGCGGGGCCAAATACCAAGACGACACCTTTGCCGCGCTTATCGCCACCGCCGAGCGCATGGACGGCTACGCCTTCCACCTGTTCCGCCTTCAAGACGGGATGCATAAGATCGTGGCGGGGTGTCGTTGGTTCACGATCCCCGAATATCGCGCCCATGTCGCCAAGGAATACCCCGACACCGACAAGGCCCGCGAGACGCTGGACATACTGGACTATTTTGAAAAGAGGATCGCAGCCAAAAATGTTTGACCTGAAATCCATCCGCAAATCCGAAGCTATCGCCGCCCCTCGCGTCATGCTCTATGGCGTGGAGGGGATCGGCAAGACGACCTTCGCAGCCGGTGCGCCTAACCCTGTCTTCATTCTGACCGAGGATGGCCTGGGCTCGCTTAAGGTCGATCACTTCCCGATCGCTCGTTCGTCTAATGACGTTCTGGAGGCTATCGGGACGCTCTACAGCGAGGCCCACGAATTCCGCACCGTGGTTCTGGACTCAGCCGATTGGCTTGAGAACATGATATGGCAGGAAGTCGAAGCCAAGCATGACGCCAAAGACCTTGCCTATGGCAAGGGCGCGGTGCTGGTGGCGAACCGCTGGCGGGAAATTTTGGACGGCCTCAACGCCCTCCGCAATGACCGCAAGATGGCCGTCATCGTGATCGCGCATTGCGCCATCAAGCGTTTCGACAGCCCTGAAGTTGAGCCCTATGACCGCTACCAGCCCAAGCTTCAGGATCGGTCTAGCGCCATCCTGCGTGAGTGGGCCGACGCGGTGCTATTTGGGAATTACAAGACCCTCGTTAAGAAAGACGACGTTGGGTTTTCCAAAACCAGCAATCGCGGAATTTCGACCGGCGAAAGGTTGCTCTACACCAATGAGCGCCCCGCCTACATGGCGAAAAACCGCTATAGCCTTCCCGACCATATCCCTATGGCCTGGGATGAATTTGAAGCCGCAATCAACTAAGGAACCAGAACCATGCCTGCAATCGACTTTGACGTTACCGCCTACGAGGCACAGCCCGTCCGTTCCGGCTGGGACCCGCTGCCTCCCGGCGACTATACCGCCTGCGTGACTTCCACCGAAGTCAAGCCGACCAAGGCGGGCAACGGGGAGTATATCGAACTCACCATCGAGATCATGGACGGGGACTTTTCCGGTCGCAAGATTTGGGAGCGCCTGAACATCAACAACCCATCCGAACAGACGGTCCAGATCGCCCGGTCGCAGCTTAACCAGCTTGCTACCGCGCTAGGCCAAGTCCCGCTTAAGGACACGGATCAACTGCTTGAGATTCCGTTCACCCTGACGCTGGACATTGACCGCAAGGACACCACGCGCAACCGGGTCATGGGCTATTCGTCCGCGTCATCGGCTCCGCGTGTTGCTCCCAAGGTGGTCCCTGCGACCCCCACGGGCTCCGCTAAGAAGCCCTGGGAGAAGTAAGCATGGTCGCGGTGCCCGAGCCTGTGAGGACCACAGCGAAAGAGATTTACGCTTGGTATGAGCAACAGAAGGAGGAACACAGAGAGCATCTGGGGGCCTCACAGATCGGGCACCAATGCGACCGCTACCTTTGGTATGTGTTCCGGTGGGTCAATCTGCCTACGTTTAACGGACGCTTGCTAAGGCTATTCGGAACGGGCAAGCGCGAGGAGCCGCGTGTTTACGAGGAATTGCGCGGGATAGGCGTTGAACTGCATACCGAGGATAGCGGTAAGCAGATCGAATGCCGGGATGCGTCGGGTCATTTCGGTGGCTCCATTGACGGGATCGGGCGGGGCTTCCCCGAAGCGCCTAAGACCTGGGCCATCCTTGAAGTCAAAACCCACGGGTCCAAGTCCTATCATGAGGTTGCCAGCAAGGGCGTCGAGACAGCCAAGCCGCAGCATTATGCACAGATGCAGACTTATATGGGGCTCATGAACGTCGAGCGAGCCCTGTATTTCGCCGTCAACAAGGACACCGATGAGATTTACGTCGAGTGGGTCCACTACAGTGAGGCTGACGCCAAGGCGCTACAGACGCGGGCGACGTATATCATTGCGCGGTCCACACCGCCCGAACGCCTAAGCGCCGACCCGGCGAACTGGGTCTGCAAGATGTGCGACTTCTACAAGACCTGTCATCACGGTGGCTGGCCTGAAGCAAATTGCCGCACTTGCTCACATTCAACGGCTGTTGAAAGCGGGCAATGGACCTGTGGTTTACATAGTAAAGTGTTGACCGCCGACGACCAGCGCAAGGGTTGCGGGGATCATGTATTCATCCCGCCGCTTGTCCCGGCCACGCCCGTTGATGGCGGCGTGAACTACGTCGAGTATGAGGCCAAGGACGGGACCACGTTTAAGAACGGTCCAGGGCATACCCTGAGCGCCAGCCTGTCTAACTCGACCAAGGCCACCAAGCTAAAGCGCAAGGCCATCGGGGATAACAATGGCGTTCCCTTTGACGACGAGATTCCTTTTGATTAGGCAGAGCGTGACTGCCCTACAAACACGCGGAGAATGAAATGACCGGACGTATGGCCCGTAACAAGGGCGCTCGCGGCGAGAACGAACTTGCCAAGCTGCTATCGGATGAACTCGGCTTCGTTGTGAAGCGCAAGCTAGGCCAAGCCCGCGACGGTGCCGACGACATTGAAGTCGGACCCTATCGCATCGAATGCAAGCGCCAGGAGACACTTGCTATCATGAAGTGGTGTCGTCAGGTGGAAGCCTGCACGAAGCCCGGCGAAATCCCGACCGTTATCTTTAGGCAGAACGGGGAGCAGTGGCGCGTAGTATTGCGGCTCGAACACTTTCTCCCATTGCTGCGTGAGCATCTGGCAGAGTTGCCATCGCCACCGCCTTCGCCTGAACCTCTCTAACCCGGCGCTCCCAGCCCTTGCCAAATGATGGCCAATGCGGGAGCGCCTTGAGGAACCGCAGACGCTCGCCGCAATACCGCTGAATAAGCCCCTCAGAAGCCCGTGCAGCGGCAATCGTGGCCGGGCCTATCATCCCGTCCGTCACAACGTCCAAGGTCGCCTGTAGCACCTTAGAAGCCCGCATGACGCCGCTGTTCACCGCGTAGTCGAACACGGCATAATCCAAGCCGGATGGAAGATCGTCACAACGGCACTTGTCCCAATAGTTGCGCTTGTAGAGCGGCCCAACATCATCAGGCGTAAGCTGCTTCATTTCGCCTTCGGTCACCGTCTCGCCGGTATAGGCTTCCCATACCTTCTTGGTGACACCTAGCATCGTCGCCCCGCCAGGATCAGCCGGGTGTTTCGAAAAGCCGCCTTCGTGCTTCAGCACCAGACGTAGAGAACCGGGAAAATTTGAGGCTACCATAGCTTCCACCAAGGCTTTTTCTTCGGGACTTTGACCAACTTCACAAGGCCCGCCCGCTTGGCCTCGCAATCCTGTAGCGCGACTTCCTGCTTAATGCTGAACACGGCAAGGTCGCCAATGAATTTCACGGGTGTATCAGGACCGATACAGGGTTCAAGGAACGGTTGCGGGATTGTCAGGACTGGCGGGCTTTTCGCCGCGCAACTGGTCAATGCCATCGCGCCAAGCAGACAGAACGTCGTCAGGCACAGGCGTCTCAGCCTTGGGCGATTCCTTGATCCGAACGGTTGCTGCATTTCCCTTCTCCCGAATGATAACGGTCCTGCTGTTGTAGGCTTCCAAAGCCTCCAGGGCCTTCTGGTTGGCCTTGGCTTGCGCCACAGCCTCCGCAGTCTTGATACGCTCAATATGGGCCTGCCTGTTCGCCCACACAGCCCACGCCCCCGCAATCAGGACAAAGGCAATCTCAGCAAGGATGATGTATTGTCTCAACTGATAATATCCCTGACTTCCGTGGCCGTCTGGATGGCCTCGCTCTTGATCCGCGTGAGATCAACCAACGTCGCCCCGGCCATGTAGACAAAGGCCAGGAGTATGTTCGCAAAGGCTAGAGCCAACGCAATCCACTTGAGCGCGTCCGGTTCGTCCAGCTTGGACACAATCCAACAGATCGTGGCCGTGTTCACGCCCATGAACAGGAACGTAAACAGACGACGCCAGAACCATTGGATTTCCTTTGTCACCACAGCGAACCCCAAAGGCACAGGACCGCAAAGGCCACGCCATAGGCTGTGCCCCGGCTACGTTCGGCTTCGTTGTTCCATTCGTCATTCCAAGCGCCGCCGTCGCGATTGCAGGCAATCAGTCGCTCACCAAGATCGAACGCCAGCAAGGAGGCCACCACAGCGTAGACGGCCATAACCACAAGAGCCACAATCCAGGGACCGCCGAGAAAGAAGATCGGCACGGCGACTAGCGCGGCGAGTGCGTGACGCAGGACCGCGTTTACACGTTGCCTATTGTCGATTGGCGTCAGGGCACCGCGCTTGAAGTCCAAAGAGCGATAGAGCGCCCAAAAGGGACCCAAGATAGCGCCCCACAGGCCCACGGCGAGATAGCCGATAACGGCCCCGCCAAGCGCCCCGCCAAGGAAGCCAACGCTTCGACCACCAAGCGGGCCGAGGACATTAGCGCCGCCAGAGCCAACGCGCCGGTCAGCCCAACGATATAGGGGGATTGCCGCAAGTGCGGTGAGAGCAAGAGGATTAATCATACCGCATCCCCACGGAAATAGGCTACGCCGTCTATGACTTCGCAAAGTTCAGGCGGAAGCATCATGCCATCCCTGAACGTCAAGACTGCAAAGCCCGAAGTCCAAGGTGTAGCATTGTTTTCCAGATACTCAAATTGTGGACCTAGTGGATCGGCCAGGGTGCCAGTATCTACGCCCCATCTACGCCCCGTGTAGTCAGCCCAAGGCGTGATTGCGAGGCGATGAAGGTGCCCCGTGACCATCGACAGCCCGCCCTTTAGTGTATTGTTGTAAACGGCGTGAACACCATTGGCCTGTCTATGCTTGACCATGACCGACCCATTGATGCGGATAGACCAAGCCATTTCCCATTCTGGGAACCTGTCTGCCAAGCGTTCCACGACGCCCTCATACTCAGCGGCATTGACGACCATCGCCCGGTCGAAACGGGCATCATGGTTGCCGATATTCCAGTCGAGAGGATTGCCGCGAACGGCAACAAGCGCAATCTCGTGCATTCGCTCAAGGCAGGCGTCCAGTTCTTCCTTGACGGATGGAGGCTGGCCCCAGCCATGCGGATCATGACGGCTGATCCGTGCGCCGTCGAAGATGTCACCATTGGCAATGACGCGAGCGGGCTTTAGCCGCTTGATAAGCGTTAGCAGCGCCTCGTTGGCAGGCGTTCGGCTACCCGGCCAGAAGTGCGCGTCGGAGAAGACGATGACATGGCCGTTAATGACTTCCGCCGTCCGCTCACGGACATAGGACCAGGACTGTGTGTAGGTAGATTGTATGACGCCCGCGAGATTGACGGGGTGAGTCTCAAGGGTAATGCCGCGTTCGGCCATCTTCTTGCGGCGGCGGTAAACTTCGCGGGGCTGGACGCCCATCATGCGGGCTAGGACTGAAGGTGAACATTTGGCTTGTTGCCAAGCGGCGATGAATTCATCGTCAGAAAGTGCCATCCTTATCCTTTCAGGATGTTGCTACCTACGAGCAAGGCGCATCCCGAAACAAAGACGACGCCGATGAACCAGAACACGCGTTGGGCAACCGACCGGCCAATCTGTTCATACACCTTGACGATGGCCTTCTCAGCGGCCTTGTCGGCAATGTGTTCAATCTCAGCGTCAGACAGAGGCGACATCGGTAGTCACTTTCACCCAGGATTGATTTGGCTCGTCCCACATATACCAATCACCATCATTCGGCATAGGAATAGGTGCTACCCAATCGCAAGTTTCTGCATCAAGAGCCCAACTTGGATACGGCTGAGGCGTAATAAAAGCGTTACGTTGCTCATCGAACGAGTAGCCCACGCCTGCATACCTCTTACGCTTTGAGCCGCTATAGCTAGTCTGAGCCCACCGCGTATTAGCGCCGAATAGCGACTGGCAGAAGGCAATGCCCTTGGCCTCAACTTCATGGCCGTCAACGCTCGTATCCGCGTTGTTTACGACAATGACGCGAAGGACGATGTTGTTTTGGTCGAGTTGTGCGAAATGAGCCATGATTAGAACGTGATTGATCCTGAGCCAGTCCATTCATAGATGCGGTAGCCGCCAGTAGTCGTGACGGTTGGTGAGCCGGTTGTAGAGGCCGCAAGCGGGAACGTGTCCGGGTAGCGGATAATCACAATTCCAGAACCGCCCGCGCCGCCCGGAGGGAAAGTGTTCGTGCTACCGCCACCGCCGCCGCCACGGTTTGCCACGCCATCAGTTCCGGCTGCGCTAAATCCGCCGTTACCGGCATTTGTGCCGCCAGTTCCGGCCACCCCAACGGTGCCGCTGCCGCCGCCGCCGCCAGAATAGCTTACGGAAGAGCCGGAAATGGATGAAGCCTGCGCCGCGCCGCCGTTACCGCCGCCGCTCCCGGTGCCGTTGCTGCCAGCGGAGCCCTTGCCGCCGCCGCCGCCCGCGTTGCTGCCAAGATTAACGCCGCCGTTATTTCCGTAGCTAGGATTGTTGGCGCTGCCGCCAACGCCAACCCCGGAGCCCCCGGAGCCCCCGCTGCCGCCAGCAGCATTTCCGGCAAATCCGCCGCCTTCAGCGGTAATGCTCGAAAATACGCTATCGCTACCCTTTACGCCGGTAAGGCCGTTGCCCCCAGCGCCGCCGCCACCGACAGTAACAGTTAGCGGAGTCCCGGCTGTTACCGCAAAGCCGGTTGCGGTTCTAAACGCCCCAGCGCCGCCGCCGCCGGGGCCTGGAGTATTACAAGTTCCACCACCGCCGCCGCCAACGACAAGATATTCAACCGTAGGCGTGACCGTAACCCCGGCAAACATACCAAAGGCCCTGGAGGACGCAGCGGCGCGTGTGGCGAGAACCGGCATCAGGCGAACTTTGAAACAGCAGCAAACGCCGTGAAGGTCGCAGCGCCAGTCTTAACAATCGTAATGGTATAGGCGTCAATCGACGACGCATTGCCCGATGTCGGAGCCGTGCCGCCCTGCCACTTAGGCGTCACCGCGTTCCCATCAATCTGAAACGCCGACTGGTAATACGCCGTGCCACCATTTGTCACGAGGAACACAATCGTAATGCTCTCGCCCGTCACCATGAGCGCATTGAGCGATGTCGTGCCATTGCCACGCACGTTCAGCGTCCAGTTGGCAGAGGCATTGCTCGTGTAATATAGGACCGACTGGGCCGTGACATTGTAGGCAATCGTGCCTGTCGCCGCTGTGGCGCTGATCGTCACGCCCTCCAGGGCATTGTAAAGCTTTGCAGCCAATGCCGAAGTCCCGCCTGAAAACGTCTGTGTGGCCGTAAAATTGCTCGCCACGGTCGGAGAGACGTAATCCGTGCCCGCCGTAGCAGCAGCAGCAGCAGACGCCCCGTTGGCCTTCACAAGCCCCGTAATGCCCGTCACGGTCAACGCCGACACCGTAGCCGCAGCGCCAAACGACAGCGCATCGCCCGCCAACGTAGCCGCACCCACGTTGGTCAGCTTGAAGCCACCAAGCGGGATATTGGCCGTGGGTGTGCTTTGCCCGTTTCGGGTCAGGCAGGTGCTAAGTCCCGTCGCAAGGTCAGCCGTGAGCGCATTGAACGCCGTCGAACTGATAATCGTGTTCGTGACAACAGGTTGCCCCGCGCTGTTGATTTGGAATGTGCCAGAGCCGTTGAATGACATTACTGATTACCTTTCAGGGCTTCGGCCATAGCCGATGGCGTTGCCGCAGCCGTAAACGCTCCGGTCCTGCCAATGCGACGCAATTGATCGGGTGTGAGTTGATTGGGATTGACCTTGCCGCCCGCCTGCATGACGCGGAGCAAGTCTTGAACGCCGCCCTGGGTCATTCGATCCGCAGCCGTTTTGGCTCCCGCACCAACAGCCGCCGTAGCCAAGCCAAGCGGTCCGGTCACACTAGTTGCAAACAGGTTAAGCCAAGCCGGAAGCCCGCCAGCAGTGGGCGAAAACTTGCCAACCATTCGCAAAACGTTGGAAAGTTTTTCCCCGCGAACGATAGCAGTCAGGATTTCCTTTTCCTGATCCGACAGGTTTTTTGTCGTCTCAAGAACGCGGCGCATTTGTTGACGAGTAGCGTTGTCAATGTTGCCCCCGCCCCCACTAGACCCGGCCCTGTTTGCCGCCATTTCCAGCGCGTCTAGGACCGTCTCAGTCTTCTTAAACCGCGTGTTCATGTCGCGAGCGGTGCCAATTGCCCTGGCGGCATCATCCGCATTTCCGGCTATGACATCGGCGGGACCGGCAGATTCAACAAAATCATCCAGGCTACTAACAATCATGCCGCCAAGGCGCTTTTCTTCGTCCGAACTGGCCTTGTCAAAAATATTGGCACGAACGAAACGCCGCGCATTATCCACTTCCTTGATAGAAAGCGGACCCTTGGAAAACCTGTCATTCAGATTGTTTAGGACCGACGCAACGCGGGGGTGCAGGCCCGGATCAAGTTCCTTGCCGATCATCTGCGTGATTGATTGAGCCGCGCCCTGAAGCGATTGCGGCGCATATTTGACGCCGGTTTTCTCAACCGCATCATACGCCGCGTCTTTGACCTTTTGCAGTTCCTCAAGCGGCTTGACGGCCACCTTCTTGACGGCGGGAGTCAGGGCCTTCGCAACAGCCTTAGCGCCAACATCGCCCACCTTGCCAAGAGCCCCGCCAATAGCCGCGTCCTTAGCCCGGCCAAGGACATCACCACGCGGCGCTTCGGAAGTCAAAAGCCCCTGAGCCGCGCCGCCCATGACAGGGCCAGCCGCCATCGTGGGCAGCGTCATGAGGATTTCGGCCAGGGCCTGCCCGGTTTTGCCAGCGCGGAGGTTTTTGCTTTGCTCAATCTTGCTGACCACGCCGCGCCCCGCCATGCCCGCCAATTCAAGCGCGTTGGGGAGCAATTGCACATTTCGAGGCAGGCTGGAACCAAGGTTGCCGATGACCTTAGACGCGCCTTTAGCGGCCCCTAGAACCTGAGAGGTCTTGGGCGGCGCGTCTTCGACAACGCGAACGCGGCTTGGCGATGCAGGCGCGTCTTCGACAATCCTGATAGGCATTATTCTACCACCCCAAGGCTACCGTTAGGCAGATAGACATAGGAGCCTTGACGGAGGCGATTGGCAATCTCATCCGACCGTGCAACGTATGGATTTTCACGGCTTCCAAGCCGCTTGGACTTGTCAATTCGGCCCTGCTTTACAGCGGCGGTGTGCGCGAGAAAACCAGCAGATCGCTCGGATGGCTTTGAGGCGGTCGCGGTGGGGCTTGCCGCCGCACCACCAAACGCAGCATTGAATTGCGTTTCAAGGTTTGGGGTCCAAGCCGATCCAGAACGCTCTTTTGCCGCCTGCACCAAGTTTTTCAAACGGCGCTGTTTGGCGGCAATGGCTTCAGGCTTATCCGTGTAGCCGACCTTGTATGAAGAACGCTGCTGTGCAAGCTGCTCTTTGTTATAGGCCGCGCCCGTAGCAAGATACAAAAGTGCGTCGATGACATCATCTTGCGCTTGAGACACAACTTGCCGTTGAGGACTGCGAACAAGGTTTGCCGCCCCCTCGCCTTTGTCAAAGGCTCCAAACACGGCCTCGGCCAATCCAGGCTTAACGGCGCTAGGGTCTTGTTGAATAGCCTTAGACATTTCTTGTGCGCTGGCAAGAATACGTCCCGTGTTGTATGCGGTCGTCTTTTCTTCCACACGCGGCGGCGCTCCCGGCTTACCGCCAGACGATCCCTTCAATTGCTGATACATTGCCAGCAATTCTTGGTCAGACATTTTGCTTAGGTCGGCCATTAGAGCATACCCCTTCTGCGAAGTTCGGCTTCAAGGGCCTGCATCGTGGAGTTAGAACCGCCGCCGCCACCTGATCCGCCGCCACCACCACGAGGCGGGGCAATGTAACTCTGACGCTGGACCTTAGCGAAATAGCCTTCGACAACGCGCTTTTGTTCAGGGGTCAGGGGTTGACCGCTCATATACAAGTCAAGGGCTTTAGCTTCGACACCGGAAGTTCCTTGATTGTATTCCTCGCCCTGGAATGCCTGCTTGGCAAGCGGGTTGTCGCCAAGGGTCATTCCAGCAATCAGCATTTGCTTCCGGTCTTCTGGAATGTCGAGTTGGCTAATTACTTCAAGCTGGCGCTGGCGTTCAGCCGCCGCCTCTGTTTGAGACTCAATGTCCTCATACATGGACGGAGCCAGCTTCTCCAAATACGGATTGCCGCTCATCATGGCATCCATAAGCATCTGCTGCTGTTCTTCAGGCGAGCGAGCGCGGTTCTGGAGTTCAGCCGGGACTTGCCGCATGTCGGACATCTGAGGCGCGGCTTCAGGGCCTTGCGGCATAGGCATGGGCTGTGCCGGGGCCATAGGCGGCGGCATTTGCGGGGCCGACATCTGTTGTGGCGGCGGGGCCTGTTGCGGCATGAACGATTGTCCCGCCTGCTTCAGCCGGTCGATAATGCCGGCCTGTTCAGGCTGGAAGTTCGGCGGCGCAATGAAACGATCCTGGGGCGTCTCTTGCTTCAGGCCCTTTACGAAGTCCATAGCCTCAGTGCGAGCCTTGGCGCGGCCTTCAGCAATGGCTTCTTCGGCTTTCTTTTCCTTGCGGTTCGCTGCATAGCCAGACAGCGCCCTAGCCAGCACTTCAGTCCAAGGAATAGGAGCCTGAATGCCGTTGTAGGACTGGACCTGAATGGGCGAGGTCGATTGCTCACGCAGCGCGGCGGCAAGTCGCTTCTGGCGTTCAGCGGCCTCTTGTGTGGCCTTATAGTCGGTGAGGCTGACAGTCGGCATTAGAGAGCCCCGTAGTTGACCATGTAGAAGCCGTCATCGCGCATAGTGACGGCTTCAGGTTTAACGTGCAACACTTCTTGCGCCATCACGCCGCGTTCACGGTGGCCGTCAATGTCATACTCATAGACGCCGACGCCGTTGGCATGTGTGCCCACGCGCTCAATGTTGGACTTCAGGCGAGCGTCACTCATGAAATATGAAACACCGGCTCCCGCCGCCTGTCCCATAGCCGAAACATTAGCATTACGAGCCGCCATCTTCTGACCATAAATGCCCATGTTATAATTCGCTTGATCGCCTGCCGCCTGATAGACCGGCGCGGCATTGACGTTCGCACCCGTGTAGCCCTGGAATTGCGGGTTCTGGATTTGCGAGGCACCCATGAGCGCCGTGATCTCGTTAAGTGGCTGTGACCGCAGTTGCAGGGC